TAAATCATCTCCTTTCAGCTCAGATTATAGCCCGTTTGGTTTACGTTGTCAATCAAAATGATAATATTCTGTCGGTAGGGGCGGTCTGAATCTCTAAAGGCAATCAGCCAAAAGACCGGCGCCCCCTCACCTGCGCAGAACATGCGTTTTCTTAAGGGTAATAACCCAGCAGACTGTTAGGAATATCAAAATATTGAAAAAGGAGGCAGCTACATTATGCCTACAAAATCGAATAATACCGGCGGTCGCGGAGGCAGACGCCCCGGCGCCGGACGAAAGAAAAAAGCTGCGCTGGAGAAATACCAAAATGGAAATCCCGGAGGAAGGCCACTTGAGGTACTGGACATTCCGGACCTTGAAGGCGCGGAAATGCCGAAGCCTCATGAATTTCTTTCGGATATTCAGCATGATGGCTCTGAGTTTGCCGCTGCTGAGATCTACAAAGAGACCTGGGATTGGCTCGATGGCCTGGGTGTCGCCCGCGCGGTGTCTCCGGCGCTTCTTGAGCGATACTCCATGGCCTCCGCCAGATGGATCGCCTGTGAGAAGATCACCTCAAAACTTGGATATCTGAGCAAGCATCCGACTACGGGAAAGCCAATTCCATCACCTTTCATCAACATCGGGATTAACTACATGAATCAGGCCAACAGGCTCTGGAATGAAATCTTTCAGATCGTAAAAGAAAACTGCTCGACCGAATTCAATGGATCGAATCCTCAGGATGACGTGATGGAGCGGCTGCTTAGAGCAAGACGCGGAGGTAAGTAATGGAGAAAACAACACAGTACTATCTCGAAGACACCGATAAGCTGATCCCCTACGCCAGAAATGCGAGAACCCATTCTGACAAACAGATTGCACAGATTGCTGCATCGATTAAAGAATTCGGCTTCCTGTCCCCTATTGTAATCTCAAAAGATAACACCATCCTTTGCGGGCACGGAAGGTTTTATGCTGCGCAGAAATTAGGGCTGAAGAAAGTTCCTTGCGTAAAGGAAGAATATCTGACCGACGCCCAAAAGCGTGCATATATTATCGCGGACAACCAGCTGTCCCTCAACGCTGGCTGGGATGAAGATTTATTATCCGTTGAGCTGTCTGATCTTCAGGAAAACGCCTTCGACCTTTCCCTTCTTGGTTTTGACGAAAAGGACCTCGCGAAGCTCATGGATGTGGATACAGAAGCAGTAGACGATGATTTCGATGTAGAGGCAGAGCTCGAGAAACCGTGCTTTTCTAAGCCAGGTGACATCTGGTATCTAGGAAAACACAGAGTCATCTGCGGAGATTCCACAAAGATTGATACATACACATCTCTTCTTGAAGGCAAAAAGGTGAATCTGGTATGTACCGATGCTCCATATTTTGTGAATCTGGAAAGCGCATCCGGCAAAGTCACTAATGACGATCTGAATGACAAGGATGCTTATGAGTTCCTGATGAAGGCCTTTACCTGCATGCGGGATAGCATGGCGGACGATGCTTCGATCTATGAGTTCTATGCGACATCCAAAGCACGTATATTCCATGATGCCTTTGAAGATGCAGGCTTTAAGGTAGGCGCCGGTCTGGTCTGGAAAAAGGACCGGCTTGTTCTCACCAGGACGGACTGGAAATACATCCACGAGCCGATCATCTGGGGATGGAAGAAAAAGGGCAAGCATATCTGGTACGGAGACCAAAAACAGGTCACGGTATTTGAATTTCCCCGAATCAAGAGCAGCAAGAAAGAAGGCTATAACCATCCGGACGCGAAACCAGTGCCGCTCATCGCCTATCTGATCTCCCAGTGCACGATGACGAACAGCCTCGTCCTGGATGCTTTTATGGGATCCGGCACGACGATCGTAGCTTGTGAGGAACTGGGCCGGATTGCCTACGGAATAGAGATTGAGCCAAAGTTCATCGATGTCGAGGTGATGCGCTACAAGAAGTTCATGGAAGACGCAGGTAAAGATGCTTCTGACATTTATCTGCTCCGTGATGGTAAGAAGCTTACGCTGGATGAAGCGCTGGCGGAAATGCCGTCTGACCTTGTATAATCCTTGAATTTAAGCAGTTTTCCCTTGCTATTTCTTCGCTTTAGAGTGATGTATGTACCTGCCAAAAGAAACAAAACCAAGGAGGTACGAAAATGAAATTTAGCTACAAGGTGACAGGAGAAGAACGGAAGGACTTAGTGACAGAGATCTGCCGGATCACAGGAGACACATCGGAATACCAGTTCATGCCGACCTGCGCATACAAAGTGGGAAATGTCACCATCGATAAAGACGGCGGAGTCACCTGCGAGGAGGAAGAAAAGCTTAACTACATCGCAGAAGAACTTGAGAAGGTCGATTTCACCCCGGAAGATGACAGCAGCGTGGATGAACCTGATGCTCCAGATGAGACGGAAAACGCCGAAGAAGACACCGGCCTGACCATTGAAATTCCAATTGGCGAGGTCGATGTCACCAACCTTTCCAATTTCCTTAAGGCAAAAGGAAGCCTCATCAAGAAGTCCTTTGGAATTGAGGATCTTACTATCGACGTAAACGATGACAGGGTCAGCTTCCCATGGTTTAAAGAAACGCCGGAGCCGGATGAAATCAAAGCTTACACCGACTTCATCACCCTTCTTTGCAAGCTCAGCAAAGAGCAGTCCAGAGTCAGCAGCAGAACCCTTGAGGTGACCAACGAAAAATACACCTTCCGCTGCTTCCTTCTCCGCCTTGGATTTATCGGGCCGGATTACAAACTTGATAGGAAGATCCTTCTAAAGAACTTATCCGGAAACTCCGCGTTTAGAAATACCCCAGAAGCAAAGGAGGAAGCTAACGCATGAGCATCATTGGAAAAGAAACCTTATCGATTCTTCGCTCCGGCTACCCAGCCGGAACGAGAGTTGAGCTCATCAAAATGGATGATGTCCAGGCACCGCCCAAAGGAACGCTTGGCACCGTCTATGGTGTTGACGACACGGGAAGCATCCTGGTCCACTGGGATAACGGATCTGGACTAAATGTCATCTTTGGAGAAGATATCGTACGGAAGGTAGGAACATGCCATGAATGAAACCATCAAGAAGCAGATTCTTGCCATCCAGCGAAGCGGTTTAACTAACATGCTAGACACAAACTCTGTGCAGCGGATTGCCTTCGATTATGACTACTACGATCTGGTTCTTTACATCGAAGAACACCGGAAAGAGTACGTTCATTTCATCCTGACAGGTAGCGAAAAATAAAGGCAGAAAAACCCACATAAAGCTTGCTATTTCAAGGCTTTAGAGTGATATATGTACATGCAAAGAAAAGCAAAGAACAACGGAGGAAAGACCATGAAAAACGCATATTTTGAAAGCATGTACAAAGAAGTAAGAGACTACCAGGAAAAGAAAGAAGCCGCTAAGAAGCAGCGCAGCAAACTTTTCGACGAAGAAAAATACGACGAAGGAACCGCCCTGATGAAAGCCTTCGAAGAGGAAAACAAATTTCCTTACACAGACGGAGCGATGAAAGCCTACTGGGCCTACCAGAACATGAACTATCGCGGATCCGACTGCTTCGAGGTCGAAGACCTGCCTTGGCCTAAGGACATGAAAGATTTCGCGGAAACGCTCCTGGAAGCCGGAATTGACGCCATCACAGTCACCGACCAGAGCACCGGCCTGATGGATGGAATCTATGGGCTCTGCGAAAACGCCTGGAAGATGGGAGCCCTCAAAACTGTTACAAGAGAAAATGACCACCACTTCGGAACAAACGAGCCAGAAACAAAGAACGGAATTGAGTTTACGATTGCATAAGGAGGCCGCCATGTGGGAAAAAGGAACGCTTGAAATTGAAGGGAAAACAGTAGAATACGAACTAAAACACTATGATGAACCTTCGGGCTACGGCATCGAATGCGGAAAAATCAGCAAGATGGAGATCCGCGTTGAAAGCAAAACGACGCTCCGCTATGACCGGGGCTGGGACATCGAGCCGGAAGATGAAACAAGCCAGCTCGCCTACGCGGTCCTGATCCATCAATATAACTAAAGATAGAATGATCTTATTCCCAGATAAAGCTTGCTATTCCAAGGGTTTAGAGTGATATATGTACATGCAAAAAGCAAAGACACGAAGAACCCAGGAGGAAAATACCATGACAAGAGCAGAAAGAAACGAATTCACTTACCTTTGGAAGAACCTGAAAAGAGACTTTTACGGAAGATCAGCAATCCTTACGATCCCAGTAGAAGCAAGCAGAGAATACAAACAGTCTGCAGATGATCTTTTCCAACAGAACGGCTTTCACCCTTGCGCAATCAAGACGGACCCAAAGAGATTTGATGACAAAGAGCGGATCCTCTACATGAAGGAACCTGATGATGCCGACTGGACGGACCTTTACACAAACGAGGAGCTCGACGCCTTTGATCAGGCGATTGAAGCGTAAGAAAGATTGGAGACGATAAGGCTCCTGTTCTTGTTTTTTATACACAAGATCGCTCCGGCGGTCTTTTTCTTTTGTCCTGGAGGAATAACCTTGGAAAGATACAAGCCCACAAAATTTATGGCAGAAAGCTCGCATTACGACAAAACAGCAGCGGATCTTGTCGTGATGTTTATCGAGCAGCTTTCCCACACCAAGGGCGACTTCTATAACAAGCCTTTTCACCTGATGGGATGGCAGGAACAGATCATCCGCGACCTGTTCGGCGTCCTTAAGCCAGATGGTTACCGGCAGTTCACCACCGCTTACATCGAAATTCCTAAGAAGTGTGGAAAGAGTGAGCTTGCCGCAGCTGTTGCTTTATACATGCTGTGCGCGGACGGTGAGCAGCGGGCTGAGGTTTATGGCTGCGCCGCGGACCGGGACCAGGCCTCTTTAGTCTTTGATGTGGCCTGCGACATGGTGAAGCTCCATAAGACCTTGAGCAAGTACTGCGACATCCGGCCCAGCCGAAAAACCATCCACTTCCGCCCTACCAACAGCATCTACAAGGCGGTGTCTGCGGAGGTTGCGGGAAAGTCCGGCGTGAACGTTTCCGGCCTGGTGTTTGACGAGCTCTGGGTCCAGAAGGACCGCAAGTTCTTTGACATGATGACAAAGGGAACATCGGATGCAAGGAAGAATCCCCTCCACTTCATCATCACGACGGCTGGAAACGACGTTAACTCCATCTGCTACGAGCTTCACCAGAAAGCAGAAGATATCCTCAGCGGCAGAAAGCATGATGAAACCTTCTACCCGGTGATCTATGGCGCCGCGATGGATGAAGATTGGACAGACCCTGAGGTTTGGAAGAAGGCAAACCCATCTCTTGGAGTCACCATAAGCATCGACAAAGTTAAAGCCGCCTGCGAATCTGCCAAGCAAAATCCCCAGGAAGAAAACGCTTTTCGGCAGCTTCGTCTTGATCAGTGGGTCAAGCAGTCTGTCCGCTGGATGCCGATGGATAAATGGGACGCCTGCGCATTTAAGATCCAGGAGGAAGATCTCTATGGAAGAGTCTGCTATGGCGGCCTGGACCTTTCCTCCACCACAGACATCACCGCTTTCGTTCTTGTATTCCCTCCGGAAGATGAGAACGATAAATACGTCATTCTCCCCTACTTCTGGCTGCCAGAAGATACCTTGGATCTGCGCGTCCGAAGAGATCACGTTCCTTATGACCTCTGGCAAAAGCAAGGCGCCATCCAGACAACCGAAGGAAACGTCATTCACTACGGCTTCATTGAAAAATTCATCGAGCGCCTTGGAGAAAAGTACAACATCAGAGAGATTGCCTTCGACCGCTGGGGAGCGGTTCAGATGGTCCAGAATCTGGAAGGCATGGGCTTTACCGTTGTGCCATTTGGCCAAGGGTTTAGCTCCATGAGCAGTCCCACCAAGGAGCTGATGCGGCTGACGCTGGACCAGAAAATCGCCCATGGCGGCCATCCGGTCCTCCGGTGGATGATGGATAACGTTTACGTCCGGACAGATCCGGCTGGAAACATCAAGATGGATAAGGAGAAATCAACCGAGAAGATCGACGGAGCCGTCGCTCTAGTTATGGCGTTAGACCGGGCAATCCGCTGCGGAAACGATACTGGGGAGTCGGTCTATGACAGCAGAGGGATTTTGTTTATTTAATGGAGGTATGAATGAGTATCTTTTCAAAATTCAAAAGCCGGGACAAGCCAAAAGACTCCACCTCAGGAAGCATGTACCGCTTCTTCTTTGGAGGAACGACGTCTGGAAAAGCAGTGACGGAGCGTTCTGCCATGCAGATGACCGCCGTCTACTCCTGCGTCAGAATCCTTTCTGAAGCTGTGGCTGGGCTTCCCCTTCACCTTTACCGATACACCAAGGAAGGATCAAAAGAGAAAGCTACAGACCACCCGCTGTATCAGGTTCTGCATGACGAGCCAAATCCTGAGATGACCTCTTTTGTTTTCCGGGAGACGCTGATGACCCACCTTCTTCTCTGGGGGAACGCTTATGCACAGATCATCCGAAATGGTAAAGGTGAAGTCATCGCGCTTTATCCTCTGATGCCAAACAAGATGACAGTCGACCGGGATCAATCCGGCCAGCTTTACTATGAGTATCAAACTTCTCAGGAAGAAGCACACACGATGAAGGGTTCTCTCGTTCGGCTTTCCCCTCGGGACGTTCTTCATATCCCAGGTTTAGGCTTTGATGGCCTGGTTGGCTATTCTCCCATCGCGATGGCCAAGAACGCAATCGGCCTAGCCATTGCGACAGAAGAATACGGAAGCAAGTTCTTTGCGAACGGCGCGACGCCAGGAGGAATCCTAGAACATCCAGGCGTTGTGAAAGATCCGGAGCGCGTTCGGCAGAGCTGGAACTCTGCCTTTGGAGGCAGTGCCAATTCTAGCAAAGTGGCCGTCCTTGAAGAAGGCATGAAATACACGCCGATCTCCATTTCTCCTGAACAGGCGCAGTTTCTTGAGACAAGAAAGTTTCAGATCGATGAGATCGCAAGGATCTTTCGGATTCCTCCTCATATGATTGGGGACCTCGAAAAATCCAGCTTCAGTAACATCGAGCAGCAGTCTCTTGAGTTTGTAAAATACACGCTGGACCCCTGGGTCTGCCGGTGGGAACAGTCCATGCAGCGTGCTCTCCTCCGCCCAGAAGAAAAGAAGGACTACTTCTTTAAATTCAACGTGGACGGGCTTCTTCGTGGAGACTACCAAAGCCGCATGAACGGATACGCCGTTGGAAGGCAGAATGGCTGGATGAGCGCAAACGATATCCGTGAGCTCGAAAACTTAGACCGGATCCCGGAAGAAGAAGGTGGAAACCTTTACCTCATCAACGGCAACATGACGAAACTCAAGGATGCTGGCATTTTTGCAGCATCTACGCAGAGTCAAAACACAGAGGAGCAAGAGAGTGAAAAGAAGCAGGAAACAAATGAGGAGCCGGAGCAGACAGATGCGAGGATCCAGGAAAGGAGCAAAGCTTTATGACAAGAAAGTTCTGGAACTGGATAAGAAACGAAACTCCAGATTCCTTTGGAAGCGAAAGAACCCTCTACCTAAACGGAGAAATTTCCGATGAAACCTGGTTTGGAGATGAAGTCACGCCGAAGCTTTTTAAAGATGAACTGGGCAGTGGAAAGGGAAACATCACCCTTTGGATCAACTCTCCTGGAGGCGACGTCTTTGCCGCTGCCTCAATTTACAACATGCTGATGGATTACCCATATGATGTTACGGTAAAGATCGACGCTTTGGCCGCATCAGCGGCGTCTGTTATCGCAATGGCAGGAACAAAGGTCTGCATGAGCCCTGTTGCCATGCTGATGATCCATAACCCGATGACCGTTGCGATTGGAGATTCGGATGAGATGAAGAAAGCGATTGACATGCTCTCAGAAGTCAAGGAATCCATCATAAACGCCTATGAGATTAAGACGAGCCTCTCGAGGCGGAAGATTTCCCAGCTCATGGACGCAGAAACCTGGATGAATGCAAAAGAAGCCAAGAAGCTGGGGTTTGCGGATGAAATTCTTTTTTCTGAAGGAGAAACGGAAAAAGAAGATGATCCAGAGATGCTGTTTTCCAGAAAAGCCGTCACAGACTCCCTTCTTCTGAAATTGACCCCAAAGAAAACGGCAGCACCATCGGTACCTGTTGATTCACTAAAGAAGCGCCTGGCGCTTCTCTCACATTAAGGAGGAAACTACAATGACTAAGATTTTAGATCTCATGGAGAAAAGAGCCAAGGCCTGGAACGCGGCAAGAGAATTCCTTGATACGCATTCGGACAATGGTGGAAACGTATCCGAGGAAGATGCCGCAACTTACGAGAAAATGGAAAAAGAAGTTACGGATTTGACAAAAGACATTGAGCGCCTGCAGAGGCAGGAACAGATTGATCAGATGTTAAATCAGCCGACCTCTTCCCCTCTCACCTCAAAGCCCGGCGTAAAGGCAGAGCCAGAAGAGAAGAAAGGAACCTCTTCGAAAGCCTACAAAACCGCCTTCTGGGACTCCATCAGAAGACGCAACTGGTTTGATATCAATAACGTTTTGGAAGTTGGAACAGACGCTAACGGAGGATACCTGGTCCCGGATGAATATGAGAGGCAGCTTCTCCAGGCACTTACCGACGAGAACTTCTTCCGTTCCCTTGCTCATGTGATTCAGACCCAGACCGGCACCCACACCATTCCGATCGTTGCCTCTCACGGCACCGCGTCCTGGATGGATGAAAACGGACTTTATCCAGAGTCTGACGATACCTTTGATCAGATCACGCTTTCAGCATATAAGCTGGGAACGGCGATCAAGGTATCCGAAGAGCTGATGAACGACTCGGTGTTTGATTTGGAAGGTTACATCTCAACAGAGTTTGCCCGCCGTATCGGTGCTGCTGAGGAAGAAGCCTTCCTTGTTGGTGACGGAAGCAAGAAGCCGGAAGGCGTTTTTACCAAAGTCGCAGCTAGCAAGGAAGCCCTGACAGAAATCAGCAATACAAGCATCAACTTTGATGCCATGATGGACGTCTTCCACTCACTTCGGAGCGTCTATCGAAACAGCGCGGTCTGGATTTTAAACGACTCCACGGTAAAGGCCCTCCGCAAGATCAAAGATGGAAACAGCAACTATATCTGGCAGCCGGCAGTTACCGCTGGTCAGCCGGATATGATCTTAAACCGTCCGTACAAAACCAGCATTTACGCACCGGAGCTTGCTGCAGGAAACGTTCCGCTCCTCTTTGGGGACTTCTCCTACTACTGGATTGCAGACCGTCAGGGAAGATCCTTCAAGAGGCTGTCTGAGCTCTACGCAGCAAACGGACAGATCGGCTTTCTCGCGTCTGAACGTGTGGATGGAAAGCTGATCCTTCCAGAAGCAGTAAGAGGCCTTTCGGTAAAAGCTGCAGGTTAACTTTTTCTGCTGCCTG